GCTATTAGCAATTTCTTCCGCGCCTAACCGTTCATGTACTAAAAGATCACCTTCTCCCGCATATCAATATGCCAGACGCCACCTCCTATACCTTAAACGTTCTGTATTGCCCCTCATTTAAATGGCTGATAATTACCTGTTTATCCGCGATTACCTAAACCAATTCTCCAGGTCTACCAGGAACCGAAGACACCAGGATCGATCCGTCTCTCTCTATATATAGTGATTCGAGTCGTACCCGTGATAATGAGTCTATATAAATGCTTTGATTCGGTCTTGTATATATAAGGACGCATCTTCTCCTCCTCCCCCGGTTCTATTTTTAGAAACCTATTAGGCTATTTTTAGACGAAGTGAACCTATTTTTAGAAGGGGAGGTCTATTTTTAGAAGTATTTTTAGAATATTCTACTTTTAGTTTTAGATTTGCTTTTAGATTTAGTCTCTCTCTATATATAGTGATCTGAATACCATAGTGCTTTTACATGCCGTTACCTAGGTTTTGATTCGGTCTTGTATATATACGGACGCACTTACTTTTAGATTATTTCTAGAGCAGGGGCCGTAACAGCCTCCCGCTATTTTTAGAAGGAGAGGGTCTATTTTTAGATTGATTTTTAGTTTTAGATTAGATTTACTTTTAGAAAGTATTTTTAGATTTAGGTTGGTTTTTAGATTTAGATTTCATATTATATAAATGTAAATAAGAAGGAAATAAAATTTAGACACAATGGTTGGAGGATGCCTTATCGTATTAATATTGCTGGTATGGTTTATATGTGCGGTAGTAGCAGCTCTTCCAACCTGGTTGATAATTGTAATTGTAGTGTTCCTGATGTGGTTGGCAACAAGCGATGATTATATATAGGAACTAAAGATATAGGGATCGGTCCGACGATTAGAGTAATGGTGATCAGAGTGACTATGAAAAAAGTGTTTGTGCCGATCCGAGAAATTGATCCTAACGCAATGGTTAGCCTATAGGCGCTCCAAAGCCGAATAAGACGTTGGGATCGTTAGTATAGTGGCGCGGGTCCAAGCCGTAATTGGATCCATCATATCTCTCAAAGGGTAAAGTAATAAGGCGTTGGGTTCTCTCTCTTATCTCCCGGCGCTTATCTCGGCATTAGGTTCTCTCTTATCTCCTAGTGCCGGGCCTTTGCCTGTTTTAAAAAAAGTTTAAAAAAAGTTGCTAAAAAGGTTGACACGAAGGGTTTTTTTGCTTATCTTTATATTATAAATAAAAAATAAGAGATATGAAAAAGAAATTGACAAAAAAACAATTGGCTAATTTAAGAAGAGAATTTGCAGAATTAAAGGGAGCAGGATGCATTTCCGTATTAATGACATTCGAAGAATTTTTAAAAATGTAAAAAAAAGTTTTAAAAAGATTAGGATCCGGGAAGAAAAATGCTTATATTTAAGAAATAATAAAAAATAAGAGATATGAAAAAAGACATGAAAAGCGCAATTGTAAAGTTCGAAGGAGGATTTTACCGAGTATCATCTCACAGAGCCGGGAAAGTTAATTTAGCTGGAGTTTGGGGAGGAAAGATCCGATTCAAAGCAATTCCAGAAGCAGCTGTGGTTGAGGCGGCAGATGAGTTTTATGACAATTGGTCTAGATCCGAGTCTTATATGTGCATGTAGCGCATATTTGGATCCTAGTAAAAAAGTTTAGAAATTGCTAGGATCCTATTCTAAAAATGCTTATATTTAAGAAATAATAAAAAATAAGAGATATGTTAATCAAAGCAGGAACAATTGGAGTTTGGAACACATTAAATACGGCTAACTACTCAGCAAAGCTAGGAGCTAAAGTTATAGTAACAGCAGATTGCGATACAGCTGAGACGAGCTTAGTGCAAGTTAAATGGCTCGATGAGTTAGCAACCGGAGAAAACGGCCGTCAAAATGATGGCGGATATTATCATGAAGATATCGTGTTTGATGCTGAGCCGGCATATGATGTTAACAAAACCGTTGAGATCGTAGCTCCTCAGTCTCAATTGCGAGACATCATAGAGATCGGTAAGATGTTATCAGTGTTACCGTTTGGTATCCAGAATCCATTATATACAAGACCATTCATCCAGGATGCATGCTATTGCGCATATGGTTGGAATGTGGTTGTGACTAATCATGTTATCAATGCAGCGGTAATGATGAATTTGTTTAAATTAATTTAAACTTTTCTCCTAAAAGATTAGGATCTGAAGTGAAAAATGCTTATCTTTATATTATAAATAAAAAATAAGAGATATGAGAACGAAGCACGTAACCGAAAAGAAAAAATGCCAATGCTATAATTGTGGCGCAGAATCAATGAGAACTTATAACTTTACTTTGCAAAAGTGGGCAAGAGCTTTCAAATGCAGTAAATGTTATAGTGAAAGCTTTAGATGGAGCAACTAAAAAAAAGTTGCCAAAAGATTAGGATCCTATCCTAATAATGCTTAAATTTATGTATAATTAAAAAGATAAGAGATATGGAAACGTTGAAAAAGTATGACCTTCGCAAAAGCGAAACCGGATTTGCAAGAGTAGCTATTAGATCATCTAAGGATGCTGCGGATTTTATCAGACAATTCTATTCCGATGATATAGGCATATTCGAATCGTTCTTTTTGTTGTTATTAGATCAAAGCAATACCACAACCGGCTATGCAAAGATATCACAGGGAGGCATAGCCGGTACCGTAGTAGATCCTAGGATCGTTGCTAAGTATGCCATTGAGTCATTGTCCCCATCAGTTGTGCTATGCCATAACCATCCATCAGGTAACCTTAGGCCATCTGATTCTGATATAGCTATTACCAATAAGATTAAAGCAGGCTTACAGTTATTTGATATTACGGTATTGGATCATATTATATTAACTGAGGATTCTTATACCAGTTTTGCAGATGAAGGAAAACTTTAAAAAAGTTTAAAAAAAGTTGCTAAAAGATTAGGATTCGGGAAGAAAAATGCTTATCTTTATATATAGGAAATAAGAGATATAAACCACTAAAAAAAAGAGTTATGGCAATCGGAAAAAGAAATTCAGGAAAAGTAAAGCAAGACGCAGTAATAGCTCAATTCGCAAGAGAAGCTAGATTACCAATCAGCCAATCAAGTGCAGTAGCAGTAGCGTGTGAGGGAAGAGAGCAAAGAGCTAAGTACCGTGAAGAACAAGCAGCTAAGGCGGCTGCAAAGCCAAGAATGTCGTTTTATATCCCTAGATAGTTAGGGATCGATAATACCGGATCAGAAGTAGGAAGGATATATAGTCTAAATAAGGATAGCCGAAAATGATCCGTTAGTTCATTTATGCACTATAAGGGTTGTTGTGAGCTCTAATCACAACCGGAGTGTCGATGCCGAAGCAAGACGATATAAGTGTCGGATCCATTGAGGTTCGACACTTTTTTACTGTTAAACTTTTCTGAAACTTTTCTTGGAAAATGCTAGGACGTGAAGTGAAAAATGCTTATCTTTAATAAAAAGAAAGAGATATGAAAGTTAAAGCGAGATTACAATTATCAGAATTGGAGACATTCTTTAATGCATTAACAGCAGATCGCATTAAAGACCGTATTTGGGGTAAAAATACCACAATAATTTTACAAGCCTTAAATGGCAAGCATTATTGGGTTAGTTATAAGTATAAAGGTGGTTATGGTGACTATATAGCAACTCGAGTAGCTAAGCCAAGTAAAAGCAATCCGGGTCATTTTGAGTTATAAAAAAAGATCCTAAAAGATTAGGATCCTAACCTAAAAATGCTTAAATTTAATAAATTAAAAAATAAGAGATATGTATAGTTTAAATTGTGATTATTACGAAGCCGAATTCAAAACGATTGGAGATCTTATTGCTCATATTGCAATATCCGGGATGGATCCAAATTATGAAATTACTCGCAATGGCAAATGCACGGGAGAAATGGCAGCAGATTTGTTGCCATAAAAGTTCCTAAAAGATTAGGATCCTAGGGAAATAAACCTTATATTTAAGAAATAATAAAAAATAAGAGCCATGAAAATTAAAAACGTAACATTAGTAAAAAAAGTGCAAGGACGCTATGATATGATTTATAACTATGTTAGCGCATTGGATGATGACTTTCCATTAGGCTTAATGGACAACCAATTAGCAAACGAAGGCTTATCAGACTTATTCATGCAATTCAATGAGGCACAACTAGACGATGTGGATCCTAGTTTAACTAAATTAGAATATGTTGCATTATACGAGTGCATTAACCGAGTAGTGGTAGATCTTAGAGCTAAATGGGGCCGATTAGAAAGTTAACAAAATGCTAGGATCCTAATAGAATAAACCTTATATTTAAGAAATAAAAAAAAATAAATATGGAAACTAAAAAAAATGTTCGAGTAAGCTATAGCATTGCAACTCCACTCTTCTTTATCTTTTTGATATTGAAACTAACCGGAATTATCAATTGGTCTTGGTGGTGGGTTACTTCTCCTTTATGGATCTCATTCGCATGCGGACTTGTTATATTAGCATTCGTTTTTTTAATTGCTTACATTGCAGATCGTATATAATAAACCATAAATTTAATAAATTAAAAAATAAGAGCCATGAAACCATTTAAGAGAATCACCAAAGTAAAGAGCATGAAGGAGTTGGAAATGATCCGTACTCAGCAATTCTTAGCAGGACGCCAGTTCGTATATGCCATAGTATTTAATTAAAAAAAAAGTTACCAAAAAGGTAGGATCCGACAATAAAAATGCTTATCTTTAAGTATAAGAAATAAGAGATATAATTAACCACTAAAAAAAGAGAGATTATGAAAACGACATTAGCAGCACAATTAAATGCATTCGAGTCAGGCCAAATTATGGAACCAAATGGTACCGTAGGAAATTGTTTTAACTTTTATGATTGGTTCTGCAAAGATTCATCATTGGAGCGCAAAGCACATGCATTATTCCCTCGAGTAAAAAGATTCCTCAAAGAGCATCCGGAGATCGACATACATAGCACATATGTGTTCTTTAAAAATAATTGTCCAATGAATGGCCCGTTATATGACGACTTCCGTATATGCAATGAGAATGAAGTTATATACACAGTTACTCATAAAAGTGGCCACTCTGGCCAAGCTGAAATATGGGGCAAGAATGCCGAAGGTCGATTTGAGTGCTTAAAAAGAGCTAAAACATTTTCGAAACTTTTCTCCTAAAAGATTAGGATCCGGGAAATAAAATACTTATATTTAAGAAATATTAAAATTTAAAGGTTATGGCAAAAGGAAGAATTAATGTTAGCAACTCAGTAGTAATACCGTCAGCAGAGAGTACGGTGCAGTATTTAAAAGACATCAAGAAGCGAGGATCCTTATCCTTAGCTCAGGAGCAAGAGTTAATTAAACGTGCGGATACAGCATCACGCAACAAGTTAATCGAGGCTAACTTAAAATTTGTTATCCAAGTAGCTAACAAGTATCGCGGTATGGGCTTAGAGCTCGAAGACTTAATTGGGTTTGGTAATGTAGGTTTATTCGAGGCAGCAGAGAAGTTCGATACCTCAAAGAACTTGAAGTTCATTACCTTTGCAGTATGGTATATCCGTGCCGAGATCCAAAAAGCTTTGAATGACTTATCTAGGGTAGTAAGAGTTCCATCGCATTTGACTGCCACAGCTGAGTACTCAACTAAATCGATCTCTACTCCGGTAGGCGACGGAGACAACAAAGAGACTTATGCGGATCGTTTCTTAGCAGCAGAATCAACTAAATCCGCTCGCGACAAAGCTGATCTCAAATATGACTTGCAAAGAGCATTATCACAATTGAAACCTAAGCAACGCGAAGCTATTACTAGATTCTACGGCATAGGGTTCGAATATGAAATGTGTATGGATCAAATAGCTGAGGAATTAAATGTAACCGGGGAGAGAGCAAGACAATTGGTACGCCAAGCAGAGTTAGCATTGAAAGCATTGCCAGGAATTGAGTTGTTAGAGCAATATAAATAAAGTTGCTCTAATGGTTGTTTTGTAAAAGAAAAATGCTTATATTTAAGAAATATTAAAAAATAAGAGATATGGAATTTAAGGAAAATGTAAACAAATTCAACCCGGAATATACTTCGATCGAGTTTAAAGGAAAATGGGCATCGATGGAAGTTACCTCAGCTGATCTAGGAGGCGATGTTGAGATCCGTATAACCGAAGATGGAGATGAAAAGTTCATATTCCTAAACCAAGAAAACATTCAACAATTAATCACCCATTTACAAAAACAATTAAAATAAAGTTCCTAAAAGATTAGGATCCGACAATAAAAATGCTTAAATTTATATAAATTAAAAAGATAAGAGATATGGAAATCAAAATGATCAACCAAGTAACATTAGACCTAGGAACGGTAAAAAATGTAGTAGTTAACGTTACCACATCAGGAAATGGTGATGTAGTAGAGTTTGAATACGCTAGCGTGTATGGAATTGAGAACCCGGAGTTAACTCATACTCAATTAGACGAAGCAAGGGAAGCCATAGAGAATGGAATGGAGGAAAGTGTAGTGTGTATGCTTAAAGCTGAGTATGACAAATTAGGAGTTAAATTTGATGTCGGGGAGTATAAATTCAATCAATTCTCTCCACTTTATGATGCAAATGCGCGATAAAAAAGTTTAAAAAAAGTTCCTAAAAGATTAGGATCCGAACAAAAAAATGCTTAAATTTATATTATAAATAAAAAATAAGAGATATGAGAAATTTAGAGAATGCAGTTAGCAAAAGCTTTGAAGTAGATGGCATCGGAGAAGTTAAAGTGAGAACTTTCGTAGACGATGGTTTAGCACAAATCCTAGTAGACGGTAACCTAGTTGCTGAGTATGGCTTTGGTGGATTTGGCTGCACATTTATAGCCGATGTGGATCCTCGCGTATTAATTAACATTATTGCTGAAATTGCTCACTCCGGCATTAGCAAAATGCGTGGATAAGCATCTAAAAAAAGTTTCAAAAAAGTTACCAAAAAGGTTGGATCCTATAAGAAAAAACCTTATCTTTATATATAGGAAATAAGAGATATAAACCATCAAAAAAAGAGAGACTATGATGACAGTATTTGCCCCAGTAAGAGTAAAAGGTAAGTTAATGGCGAAAAACACAGCAACTGGAGAGATTGCTGCTAAGGGAACGATTCGCGACATCCAATTAAGATCAGCAGAAGCAAACCGCGAGGTTTTAGTAGTTAACCCAGCAAATGGCAGAGTAACAAGAATGCCAGCAGCAGCTAGCGGAGTAGCACAAGCTCCAATGGTACCGGCAAAAGCTAGCTTCGTAACGGTACTAGAAGATAGAGACCCTGAGGTAATGTTCAATAACTTATCGGCTCTAACTAGAATGGTAGGTAGAGGAGTTCAACCATCCTTAGTAGTTACCGGTATGGCGGGTATGGGTAAGACTCACATTGTTAAGAATACTTTGATTGAGTTAGGCCTTAAAGAATCCTCAGACTTTGTTCACTTCAAAGGTCGAGCTACCGCAGCAGGATTATTTATTACCTTATACCAAAATAGCGATAAGGTAATTATATTAGATGACTGTGATAGTGTATTCAAAGACGACGACGCTGTGAATATCTTAAAGGCAGCATTAGATAGCTATGACACTCGCAGAATATCTTATATCTCATCTAAGCAATTAAAAGATGAGTATGGCGATCCGATCCCAGCACACTTTGAGTTTACAGGTCGTATCATCTTCATCTCAAATATCAGCCAAAACAAATTAGACGAAGCGATCCGCTCCCGTAGCTTCGTAGCAGATATCTCAATGACAACGGCTCAGCTATTTACAAGAATGGAGCAATTGATGGGTAAAATGGAAACCACAATACCAATGGCAGCTAAGGAGCAAGCATTAGCTATTATGAAAGACCTTCACAGCAAATATGAGGGAGTAGCAGTTAACCTTAGAAGCTTCATCAAAGCAGCAAGGATATGTGCAATGGGCTTTGACAATCCAGAAATGATGGTAGCAGAGCAAATAATTGGGGCAGAATAAGCCCCAAACTTTTCTTAAACTTTTTTACCTAATTGCTAGGATCCGGGGAGAAAAATGCTTATCTTTAGATATAGCAATTAGGGAATGAACCTTAATTATAAAACCAAAGAGATATGAGAGAGTTAAGCGGAATTGAGAAAATGGAGTTAGTTAAAGCAACTATGGAAGGATTAGGATTTGACTTCAGCGAGATGTCAGTTGGTAACGCATTTGGAATGTTCCACAAAATCAAAAAAGCAGTTAGTGATACATTAGCAGAGCAAATGGAGCGTGACGCAATGGAACGAGAAAGCTTAAAGAACTTATGACACCTGAAAATATTATAGCACTATCATGGTTCCTATGTATGGTAGTGCTCCTGCTAATAGCAATGAATCAATACGGTAAGTAATCAATATAATATAGAGAGATATGAAAGAGAAACTAGACTTAGTAGCAATGACATCACAGAGAGGTGACTCATGTTATAGAGAGATCGAAGGCGAGAAGGTATACGACTTCAAGCGAGTAATCATCACAGTAACCAGAGCAGACAGATCCACGAAGAAGTATGAGATCAATCGAGCAACGTGTGGGCACCAAACATATAAGCATCACATCGAGACATACGTAGTACCAGCGGATGCAGATTGGCTTGACTCGCAACGCAATAAGTGTTGGAAGTGGTACGACGACAACAACTTCGATGCCAAGCTACATAAGCTAAGCAGAGAGATAGCAAAGACCGATTACCAGATCCAATTATGGTAATATGGGGAGGGGGCAATAGCCCCCTTACAACAGG